CTAATTGATAAAAAGGTTTTTCAAATTCTACTCTTTTTATTTCAAATAATCTTTCCCCAAGAGGAAAATAAATTAAATCTCCTTCTTTTGGTCTAGATGATAATTCAATCTCATAATCTTGAATATTGTTATTATCAATTCCTTGTTGCCTTCCCTGAAGAAATGGTGTTATAAATTCTTCATACCTTTCTCTCGAAATAACCAAATTAATTTCATTTTTTAATCTTAATCCAAATTTAGTCATTATGTCACTGCCAGGAGAATATCCATCATAATTTTCAAGATATGCCTCCAATATAAAATTATCATCAAATTTTGATGTTTCTACCTCATTTAGAATATCATCAGATCTCAAGAACTTTCTAGGAATATAATGTACATCAATTCCATAAATTTTTAATTGCTCATTGATTAAATCTTGGACAAGGTATTGTTCATTTGAAGAACCTTGTAGAAAAAATGGATTTAATGCCATGATTATCCTATAAAATCTAAAGGTGGTAATTCATATTCTGATGACATTCTTTGTTTAATATCATCTAAATCTCTCTGAGCGTCATCATACATTTGTCTTCCATTTAATTCAATTCCTCCAGGGAGTCTAACTCCATTAAATTTTATTAAATTTTGACCCCATTGTCTTTTTATAAGTGCAGTCAAATATTTTTTTACAAATGAGTCATTATATATTTGAGTAAACGAATCTGGATCTAATGCTCTATAGCAATCTATAACAAAAAATGTATCTTTATTTTGTGCTTTCCAATCTATATCCAAATATAGTCTATCTTGTCTTTTGTTGAATCTTACTTGCTTATCTGTAGTTAATAAAAAATCAATATCTTCTAAATATCTTTTTGTCATTGAATAAGTCAATAAATCAACAGAACTAAAATAATACAGATCATTTAAAAACAGTTGATATTTAATACTGAACATTCCTCCAGATATTGTACTAGTATCAAATTTGAATATTTTTTCAATTCCTATTACAGAATCTGGAACTTGAATATAATTTGAATTCTCATAAAAATTAAATGTAGTTGCAGTCCCTGCTATTGTTGATGTTCCGGTTGTTGTTACAATTCCAACTCCATCAGTTCCACCTGCTCTACCCCTATCAATATCGTCCTGAGAAACTTTATATTTCAAATACATTTTTTCGACACCATCATAATGACGTTCGTTGAAATATTGAATAGTATCGTCAAGCAGATCATCGATCTGTTCATCAGCAACATTGATTTCTAACACAGGAGCACCTAATTGTCTTAAACAATAATCGACTAATCCTTGTCTTGTACTTGGTTTGGCCACTAATACACTCCCCCATCAATGGTGTTTGTCCATGCAGGAATATCAGTTCCTGCTTCTGTTGTTAATATATAGTTGCTAGTGTCTATTGCAGACTCTGTACTTATTCCACTAACTAATTTTCCAGTAGAATCAAAATATGCAACTCCATTTGGTCCATCATAATCATCAGCATCATAATAAAGACCTTCAGTTACTGATACAAATCCAACAACATTTAAATCGCCCGTTAAATTGAAACCATTTAAAAATGTAGATGTTCCGGATACAAATAAATTATTGGTACTCGTTATTCCAGATACGAATACACTATCATTAATATCTACAAAACTATTAAAAGTTGATATACCAGATATGAATAAAGAATCTGCAGATAAAGTATTTGAGAAAAATGCATTTCTCCATCTTTTTGTTTCACTACCTAAATCATAAGAATTATCATCATTTGGTGTTAAATTTGATATAAACTCACCACCAATATTAATATCATCAGTATCTTCATCACCAATATTAATTGTGCCACCTCTAAAAGTAGCAACACCTATAAATTCGGATGATCCTTGAACATAAAAACCACCACCAACGGTAAGGTTTTTATTAATTCCAACACCACCATCAATCTGAACAGATCCTGTATTAGAATCTCCTAAAATATTATCAGTAGTATTTGTATAATAAGCAATTCCACCAATTGTAGACGATGCAGAATCAATGACACTCGTCATTATAAATGTTTGGGTGGGTAAATCCCAAACTAAAAGTAAACCGTCTTCATTCCTTAAAGATGCATTTACATCATCTAAGTCAATTAATCTTGTTGGAGGACTAGATGCATTCGATAAAACACGAACTACATTTTGACTACCTACTCTAGCTTTCATGGTGGACTGACCACCTACTCTAGCCTTTATGGTAGACATTATCTAGTTACTCCTGGTCTTACTAGTGCAGATCCTTCTATTAATTTTAAAATTTGTCCAGTAAGACTTGTAGCTTTAATGTCATATACATATCTCCCCTCCTTTAAATTTGCAGTTTCATTATCAGTTAATAAAATTCGCACTTTTCCATTAGATGGAGGGTCTATAATCGTACAGGCAAATCCAACTGAGGTAGAACTACTGTATGTTTTTCTAAGTTGAGATTCAATTGTATAGTTTGTCAAATTTAAAGGGTTGGTTGTTGATGTATCTTCTAACTCAAAAGTGGCATTAAAATCAAATCCTTGCTCAATTATTATATTTGATACAAATACTGCCATTATTCAGATGAGCATATGTTCCTTTAGATATTTATATTAAATAATAAATGATACTATTTTTTGAGAAAATCTTTCAGGAGATCTTTTATTTCCTGAATATCATTTTTCATGTCATCAATTTCTTTTTTTTGTGCTTCTTTAGAATTAATTCTGTTAATTCTTTGATTATAACTGATAGTATCACAATTTATAATAGAACCAGTTTCCTCATCTCTATAAAGATGAGGATGGTCTTTAACTTTTACTAATTTTTTCATTTCACTGCAATTGCTCTCAGATCTCTAATAATTGGGGCATTTGATTGATCTGTTCCTGCCATGATAATTTTAATTGCAAATCCACTAAAATCTTGAAGATCATTTGCAGTGAATTCATATTGCAAAAACTGTCCATCCGAACTTGCAGGAACTTCAACATCTTCTCTTCCATTATTTAATACAGGATCTATGACTTCTAAATTTCCATCTGAAGAGGACTTTAGATTTTCAAATCCTGGAAATAATTCAAATTCTTGTGGAACTTCTGAAGAATCATCTCTTACTAAATTATAAAGAACTCTAATATCAGAGGAAAAAGGTCTATATGCAGTTAAAATGACTTTTAAAGAAGATGCTGGTTTAGAAAGAGTTGTTACATTAGATACATAAATTGCAGCATGTGGGTCATTTTGCGAAGAACCAACTAAAGAACTTAATTCAAAATTATCTACTGGTGCATTTAAGAAATCGGAAGAAAACTCTACTGTAGAATCATTTAAGAAAATGATTGGAGAAAGATTTTCATCAGTAGTACTTAATGTTAAAGCAGAAGTAAATGATCTTCTTCCTGATACATTATCAAATGCATTTTGATTTAACTCATTTACTCTAGAACATATCATTCTAAAAGAACTTAATTCATTATTTCCATCTAAAGAAATAGGTTCGACTTCATTTAGTAATTGGAATGATGTCTCTGATCCATCTATACTAGTAGCTGTTGTTGTCCTAATAACACCAGTTACAGATGTTTCTTTTCCCGGAGAATTTATATCAAATTTAGGAGTTAATCTATTATATGTAAGATTTTCAGTTGCTCTTATTTGAGATCCACCACCTTGAATTTGACTTGAAAAAGATACTTGTGGAAGTGTGCTATCAGAAGATCGATCCAATCCGTTAGAAGATCTATCAATTTCAATAAAATATTGATCTGCAGAAATTATAACATCTGAAATGTCATATGTTACTCCATTAATTCTTCTTAATGACATTCCAACAAATTCATATTTACTTATTGGAGAATTAATGTCATGATCTTCGATAACTCCTTCAACTCCTCTACTTTGTATAGATAACTGATTTGAAGTAACTGAATTATAAGAAATTATTTCATCACCAATTCTAACATAACCTAAATTACTTCCATCAACTGCAAAACCTTCAAAAGTTTCAAATATTGATGAATCTTCAACTTGAATTGATGTTGTATTTGTAGATAATAAAGTTTCAGTTAAAATTGTAGGACTGACATCAGATTCAACATCATAAATTTTTAATTTATTATTATTAGCAAACATTCCATGATTAAAATGATTTACCTGTAAATAATTGCCAGATTCTACTCCTGTTCCTTCTATCAATCTAGTAATGACTGTAGAACCTAAAGAAACTTTTGTAGATTCTGTATCAGCATAACTTAAACCAATACCAACTTCAAATGCTTTTCCGGAACCCAGTTCACCTTGAACATTTGTAACATATAAAGTGTCTATACCAGCAATTTCTGAAATAGTTATGACACCACCAACACCAGTAAAGGAACCATTACTATTATCTATTGAAACTATATCACCAACAGCATATCCAACTCCCGGATCTGTAATAGTCACCGAGTTTATTGTGCCAACTCCACTTACACCAAAATCAAGTTTTAATCCACTTCCATTACCTATAATTGATGTTGTAGAAACATCAGATTGTGCTTGGTAATTTTCTCCACCGTTATCAATTAATAAAGATGAAACAGAACATCCAGTAGAAATAATGTTTGCAGAACTTCCTTCAATTGATCCAAAAATTCTTCTTCCTGGAGAAAGAACATCAATTAGGGAATTTCCTGTAGGAACAGTAGTAATTCCAATTACTGCTGCCTTAGGAAATGTGTTTAGGGCATTAGTTTCTAAAATTTTAACATAATCATTAGATTCACCCAAAGGTGGATTTCCAAAGAATGCTATTCCATTATTGGAAGTAAACTGTGCTTTATAAAGTTTAAATTTCAGATCTGATTCTTGTTCCGGAGTCCAAATAGAACCATTCTGTGATTTAAATAAACTACCAACTGCAAATTGCTTGGTGTATCTAGTAGCTCCAGAAGTATTAGGATTTACAGTATCTTCTCCAATCTTTGCAGTCCATACCTCATACTTATCTGATGTTGGTGCAAGAAGAACTAAAGCATATTCTTTTCCTGGTGCTAAGAATATTGGATAATTGAAAGTAACTGTTGTTGCAAGTTCACCATTTGAAGATATATTAATATCTTCAGGATATAATGTTACGGATTCTCCTAAAAGTGTCAATGTTGGAGTTCCCAATTCAACTGTTCTTATTTCAACAATTAGAGGTTCATTTCCTGTTGGTTTACTTGCAGCAAATATATCAACGGCAGTTAGATATGCCCCATTATCATCGTCATTTTGACCATTAAAGTTTGGTGCTTGAATATCCTTACCGACAGTAAAAGATTGTGCCAAAGGATCTCTTCTTATTGCGGTAACAAAAGTTCTTCTAGATTGGGATATTCCTTCCGCAATATATGTTGTATCACCAAAAGAATTACTACTGCTTCCAGGAATTTCTATTACATTATTTTTAGAACTTGTAAGTTTGAAAGTCTTTTTGCCAGTTGAAATTCTAGGATTTGGTGCTGGACTAGAATATGGGTTTTTTATGAAAAATGAACCAAATACTGTTCCATCAACATCAGAAACTAGTCTTAAATCTTTAACATAAGCAATTGCTTTACTACTTTGACCAACTATTTTAGCACCTTTTTTGAGATATCCAAAAAAGTTTCCTTGAGCTTCCGCAGATAATGAAACCAGATCTATATTAATAGTTTTTGATGATTGACTATATGATGAAGGAATAGATTCTTCTCTAAAATATGGATTATTAGTATAAATTTTATCAGGAGAATTAAAAATTCCAGATCTATGATTTGAGGAAGCAAGTCTAAATGTACCTATCTTTTTATTTGCAGAATAAACATTAATAGTTTCTCCTACAGAAAATGAAGAGTTTGAAGATCCGAATGATTCTAAAGTTTTGCTATTAGAAATTTCTACTAATTTCGGAATTATATCAATATTACTATGATTATCAAAGAATGCATAGTGTCTCGTGAATGGTTTGAAAGATTCTCCAAAGAAAGAAACATTTCTGGATCTAATATACTTTTCAGCTACTGAACTAACAATAATGTTTCTAGTAATTGGTCTGAAGAAGGGGTAGTAATATAGATACCTACGTCTATATCTAGAATAATACCTATAACGACCGTAGGGATAATAGTAATATGATCCGTAACGATAGTAAGAATAATACGAATAATATGAATAATAAGGTCTTCTATAGTAATAATAGTAAGGTCTATAATACCTATATCTGTAATAA